CCCATAAGGAACGCCTATTACATACAGTTGAAATTTACTAACTTAAATACATAACACATGAAAAAAGTACTATTGCTGCTCGTAGGGCTGATTGCCTTGGGGTGCTCTAAGAGTGAGGATAAGGTTGTACCTAAAGATTTAGAAGTGTCTTGGACATATATTGAAAATAATGGAGAAAGATTTGAAAAATATATAAATTTAGCCTTTTTATATGATGAATATATACTTACATTTATTGATAAAGGTTGGTCAAAAACATATACAGAAAAAGGACATTATTCTTACAATTACCCTAATTTACTAATGATAAGTAATGGAGGTACTTTTAGAGTAAAAGGAATTATCAATGACAAGAAAGATAGATTAACTTTATATGATTTTGATAGCCAATATTTTCACCCCAAAACAAATAATATAACATTAAAACATCGTTGGAATGAATAGAAAAAAGCCCCTTAATTGGGGCTTTTTCATTATACAAGTATAGAGTGTATAAACGCCCTACCTTTTTCAGTCCAAACGGTTGATGAGTTTGTGCAGGTCTCACCTTTGCTATCTGTATAAGTATAGGTAACAGTTTTTGTGTAACCCTTATTTTGATGAGGGTAATATAGTAACCATTGCCCGCCTTGCTTATATTGTACTTTCAGCTCGTGTAATTTCTTATTGAGCGTTACAGCACTCATACCGAGTTCTTTTGCGATTTGGTTGGCGTTGTAGGTGCTTTGCGAAGTTAGCACTTCATCGTAATAGGCTACTTTTGGGGCTTGTTTCTCAAGTTCTTTCGCTTGTAGCTCATTTTGCGCTTGTAACCTCTCTTTTGCTTCTACCTCAATCAGTAATGATTGTAATGCTTCTTTGTAGGTGGTAGGTAGTGCAAATTTGCCACTTCTTAGCTGCTTTTCACACTCTATGAAATACTCTCGTGCTTCTTTGCCTTTTTTAGACCGCTGTATCATTGATATTTCTTTTGCACAATCAAGGGTGAGAGCGTAGTCATCAATCTCTCTTTGTGCGCCATTATTTACAAGCGTAAAACTTTTTGCACTTGTAAAATCTTGGTTTTCAACAAATCCATATTGTAACATTCTTTCAAACCAGCTACTAAATCTTTCAGTTATTTCTAAGAACTTATGCAAGTCTCTTGCCGATACGGCTTGGTTGCCGTTATACTCTGTGATTTTTATTAACTCGTTCATATACCAGCCCTCCTTTCTATTTCGTGCATTAGCTGTATATTATTAGGCAGAAGACATCCAATAATATCATTGAGAGAAAAAAACATTTCATTGATAATTTGATTTTGACGATTGTTTTCTTCTGAAAGCATATTTACCCCCTCACGAGCACGCCACAATCCAGCCATTAAGTTAATGTAACTTTCTTTATCATTAAAAGCATATTCAAGCCTTTTTATCATTTCAGGCTCTAAATAATTCTTAACAGTTATCGCACTGTGAGGCGTGTTTTTACAATTACTATTATTCATTGTAGAAACATTTGTAACTTGATTAGACATTTATTTAATGTTAAAATGTTTCAATAGAAAAAGCCCTAAAAAGTGGGTGTTGTCTAATCAAGAGCTGTCGCTTTTGTTTGTTATACATTACTATATAACTACACCTTTTTTAGAGCTAAATTATAGCTATAACCTATAATAGGTTAGTATGTTGCAACTTTACACAAGTGTTGCCCTTGATTAGACACTGCAAAAGTACGAATGTTTTTTGAATTGTCAACAAGCAGTGATGTTAATTGTTTGTTAATCTTTAAGACTTCAATTTAATACCTTTGGTAGTGAGTTCATCAATACCTCTTTTCACTCCTGCAAGATCAGCCTCCATTTTATTTAGCTTATAGGTATTAGCTTCTATTCCTGCAAGGTGTCTTAGTTGCTGGGCTGCATTGCTTTGCATTGATTGGTTCATTTCTTTGATGAAGTTAGCGGTTTGTAAGGCTGCGTTCTTTATCTCAGCACTTAACTGGGTCTGTAATCTATGTTGCCCTAAAAGGTCATCCCCTGTGTCTTGGCTCATTCGCATATATCCTTTTTCTACCGCTTTGCGTTGTTCATTAAGGAAATCAAAGCCATTCGCTTTACCCATCTCGTTCCATTGTTTAAGGAATGTTTCCATTTCTGAAACCTTACCTTTCATAGCGTTACCAAACTCACCTACAAGTTTAGAGGATTGTTCTGCAAAAACTTTACTATCTCCTTTGCTATCTTTACCAGCTTGTAATACTTTTGCTTGCAAATCTTTAAAAATATCTGCTACATATAACTCATATACCAGTTGCTTGCCTAATTTGCCTATTACATTTCCTACGGATTTAGAGAAACTTTCAAAGGCGTCTTCTCCTTTCTGAAGAGCGGTATATACACTGTTGGTAATATCCTTTCCGAGCTCTCCAAAGGTATTCTGCACATACTCCTCGAACTTCTTTTGAGATTCTTGCGCTCGATCATATTGATCAATAATATCTTGTAACGCTTGCTTGCCACTTTCCCCAAACTCTGCATTTTTTATAATACTTTTAGCCAATTCCGCATTAAATTCACCATTAGCTTTTATCAATTCAGGATAAACGCTTGTAATTCCCCCCCATATTGTTTCTGTTTTTTTCCACCATAAAGATCCTTTGGTATAGCTTCCAATTGCTATATTTATTTTTTCGAGATTACTTGCTTTCTGTTCAAATTCTGATTGATAATCAAACCAATTTTTATTTAAAATACGAAATCTATTTTGATCAAGATAATCCTTTCTTTCCTTTGTAAGTCCACTTTTTATGTCTTTTTGTAGTCCTTCCCATTGTTGTCTATATTCCTTTAGATAACCCAAAGCAATAGCAACTTCTTTTTTTCCAAATACAGAAGTGTTTTCTTTATGTAACATTCGCTCTTCATATAAAAGACGATTATAATCACTCTGTTGATTTAGTTTAGCAGCGGTAATTTCTTGTATCTTTCTTTCATGTTCCATACGTGCTTTTGATTGTGCTTCAATGCCCGATGCAACTAACCCGACAACAGCTCCAATAGCGGCACCCCAACCACCTCCTATAGATCCTCCTGTCTGCGCCATTGATAATGTACGGTTAAGAGTGTTACTTACCGTTTCCATAGTTTGTCCTATCCTCTTTAAGCTCTCATTCCCAGTACTCTGCCCAAGCTTTTCGAACTCTTGTCCTAACTGCCCAAATTCGCTTGTGATAGATTGAGCAGAGGAAAGCATACCGTTAAACGCTTCTTGCCATTCTGCGGTATTAGGCTTGGCTTTGAATAGGTTTTTGACGCTTGTACCAAGTTTGCCAAAGACTGTATCTCCACGATCAGCTGTATCTCTTGCTTGCTCCAACTGCTGTTTTAGGTTTTGGATATAATCCACATTGTCCTTATCTCCCATGTCAAGCATACTTGCCAGCTGGTCAATTTCCTTTTCAGCATCGGCTATGGTCTCTCGTATCTCCTTGACAGTCTTTTTGCGCATATTCTCAAAGAGTTTAGCAATGGCTGTCCCCTCTTTCTTGTAGAGTATATCTAATTTCTTAAGCTCACGAGCTTTTTCGTCTTGTGCTTTCTTCACTTGTGGAGCGTCTGCACCTAACTTGGCTTGCAAGGCAGCAATGTCAGCGTTGTACTTCTCCTCAATGGCTTTGCGTTGGTCTGTATAGGTTTGATACTTCTCCAATAGCTCTTTATACATAGCCTCCTGCTGGCGGGTATATTCGTCTAAATTGTCCTGATTGAGTATTTCCTGATTTTTGGCTATTCTTGCCTTTTCTTCTTGAATGGCTGGGGTATCAGTGTTAAAATCTTGCCCTTTCTTCCATTTCCCCTCTGCTTCTGCTTTCTGCTTCTCTGTTTCAATAAAAGCCTGTAACTCATCTTCTCCTTTTCGCTTGATTGTCTCGGCTCGTTTCTCATACTCAAGGACAAGCAAGGCGTTACGTTTTTCTCCGCCGTCCTTCATTGCTTTGATTTTAGCTTCGTCCTCCTCAAACATTCTATCCTTTTCTAAACGATCCTTGTCTCTTTTATCCTTTTCATAGTCAAAAGTAGGGAGTTCGGATTTGGTTTTGGCTTTGGTTCCTTTGGATTTGCTTAAACTTGTTTTGTGATCCTCTAATGTCTTCTTTGCGTTTTTTAGATTTTCTTCGGCTTCTTTAATGGCATTTGCAAATTCTTCTTTTGTACGTTTTCCTTGTCCTCCTTTGGTTATTTTATCCAAAGCAATCTCAGCATCCTTAACAGCTTGTGTATATTCCTTAGTGAGGTCTTTGTACTCATAGGTCTTCTCATGGAGTTTATCCAATTGTGCCTGTAATGTCTTTGATTGTGCTTGTAGTTCTTCTTCGTTGAAAGCAAACCAATCACCTCCAAAATTCACCCCATGAGAAGCCCATTTGTTACCTGCTTTCTTCTGCTTTTGCAAGTCCGCAATGAGTTTCTGCCTATGCTCTAATTCTTTCTTAATCTCGTCCTCTGATAGGTTTTTCACATCCATGCTCCAAGCGGCTACTCTGTCGCCTTTTACATCACCATGCTTAATTTTAGATTTTTCAGTAAGATATTCTAATACTTTTTTTCTCTGATTTTCAGAACCTAATATAAAACCTCGTAAATCCTCGTTAATTCGTCCATATAACCCAGTATCTAATATATATTTTTTGTAACTATTTCTGTCGTATGGAGATTTCATAAACTCTTTAAATGTTTCAACATCTGATTTAGAGTTTTTATAATCATTGTTTCGCTTATTTACAGCTTGTTCGGAATCATACTGGGCTATCTCCTGCTTGAGCTTAAGTATATCTGCTAATTTAAGAGTCTCAATATCGTACTTAGCAAAGATATTAGGGTATTCATTTTGCAATGCAATAAGGGCTTTTTGTCGCTCTGTATCTGCTAATGCTTGATTAGTGGCACTCTCTATCAGGTCGTCAATCTTTTGCTTGTGCTGCTGCTCCCAGTCTATGGCTTGCTGCTTTTGTTTGTTATAGTCCTGCTGTGCTTTCTCAGCGGCTGTGGTGTTATCCTTTAATGCCCATATAGCAGCACCTAATCCTACTACCGCAGTAGCTACCAATATGTAAGGATTGGCTTTCATGGCAGCATTGAGGGCTTTGGTAGCAGCAGTGGCAGCATTGGTAGCAATGGTTTGTATTCCTTTAGCAATAGCATCTTCCTTAGCTGCTACTGCCCAGCCTTTGGTAAGGGCAATATTCACCAATACAGCTGTACGATACGCCCCATAGGTAGCAATAAGCCCTGCTATTATCTTACCCAAGGTTTGGTAATTCTCCACCAAAAACGATACGCTTGATATAGCCCCCGAAGCGATTCCCTCAGTAGCCTTACCTATCTCGTTGAGTACATTAGCAAAATTATCTTCCAAGTTGGACAGCTGACCGCTTAGGGTCTTGCTCTGCTCTGCCATTAGGTTGTAGAAAAGCCCGCCCTCGTCTGTCATACCCTTGATAACAGCTTGTACTTCAGCAAAGCCTATCTTACCCGCTGAAACCATGTCTTTAATCTCGGTTTCACTCTTACCCACGACCTTACTCAATTCAGCAATGATAGGAATACCTGCATTCATGAACTGGTATAGGTCATTCGTCATTAACTTGCCTTGCGCTTTGACTTGCCCATATACGTGAATGAGTTGTCCCATAGGTACGCCTAATCCAGCTGCTACATCACCCATACGACGAAGGGTCTCGGTTACTTCTTCAGCAGGAACCTGAAAGGCAAGCAAACGCTTAGCCCCTTCAGATACTTCTTGTAATCCGAAAGGTGTTTTAGCCGCCAAATCAGTCATTTGTGCCATTAAGGCATTGGCTTTCTCCTTACTCTTTAGCATGGTACCAAAGGCAATTTCAAGCTGTTGGAACTGAGAGCGGACGGCTATTACTTGTTTCATAAAGGCAGAGGCTCCCTGAAAGGTGAAATAAGCAGTTGCCCCTTTGATGAGGTTCTGCCATACTTGCGCTTGCTTCTCTCCCTCTTCTTGGGTTTTCTTGGTTAAGCTCTCAAATTGTTTTTTTATAGCCTCTATATCTTTCTTTATATCGCTTTGGTCTGCTCTTACTTCAAAGAGCAACTTGCCTTCATTTTCTTGCATTGTGTGGTCTAATTACTGAAATGATTTTAATTTTGAAAGAAAACCCGCAAAGTCCGTTTGTGTTTCCTTTTTAGGGTCTTCCTTTTTGTCTTTCTTGTCATTATCATACGAGGGTATCACAGAGCTATATAGCATTACATTAGCATAGCTCATATTTAGCACATACTCAAAGGTTAGCCTATATTGCTTGGCAAAAGAGCCTACTAATCCCCAGATACTGTCGTTTCCACTTCCTTTGTTGGTTTTGTTATCATCATTCCCTTGAGGGAAGTGGAAATGACGAAAAAAGAGCGTATGTCCATTTGTTCTAATGCCTTAAAAAAGGCTTCAGAGAGTTCTGACATAGGGGCTTTGGTGAGTTTTTGAGCTAATACCTCCCCTTGGGTGATATTCTTTTTTCGTTTCCAGAACTGCCAAAAAGGTGGGCGTGCTGTCTCTGTGAAGCGGTTACCTAAGAGGATAACAGCCACAGCCCATGCTATATTCTCATAATCTTCCGCCTTATGAACAATAGAGCCAAATATATGCTTTTCGTCAATGCTATCGGCGGGTATCTTGCTGATGTACTTTGAAGCCCTTACCAGTGTAATAATAGAGGGCGGAGCGACTTTATACGCTTCGCCCCCAATGATTATTGTGGTTGGTTCTTCAAGTAGTGTTTGTGCTACTTTATCTTCCATGGGTTACGCTACTATTTCTGATGAAAAATATCCCTTACCACCATTGAGCATAGTGATTTCAATTTCTATATCGTAACCACTCTCCTCATTATAGACAAGTGTCCCTGTCATAGTACAGTAGAATATATCTACCTTTTCAGCCCCTGACATCTTAGGAATGATAGATACTGAAAACTTCTTAGTGGAAACAAAAGACTTGATAATAATTTTGTCTCCCACTTCTTCAATGTCCCAAATCTCAGAAAGCAGATCCTTTTTAATGTTCTTAACAGTGAGTTTTGCCTTATAGGTAGGCTCTCCTTTCATTTGGTCAATGACTTTTCCGCCAATAGCGGTGTATTTGTACTCCTTTCCGTCTTCTTTTTCAATGGAGTAGCTACCTTCCTTGACAATTCCTAATGTCTTAAGGACTGTACCCATGGCGCCTCCTGCTCCTGGTGCTCCATACTTGAATTCTACTTCGCCCCAAGCAGTGCCGTTACTATTTGTATATGCCA